TTTAAATAAGGAAGGAAGCATAAGAGCAACCTTAATATCTTAATAATCAATATAAATTTTTAGTAGTATTGAATAAACGTTTAGAATATTAAGATTAATTGAATAATCATATACTCATGCAACTATACGATTGTATAGACATGCAATTAAACGATTGTTTGATATGATAATTTTAAAAGCTTAAAATATTTAACGCCATCCGTAAAAAGAATTTAATGATTGAAGATATTTTTGTGATTTTCGTTTTAAACTCTGTGGTTTATTTTTTTCTTGTTTCGGATGATATGTTTTTGATGAAAATTTGAATCCCTTAGTTAGAAATTGCTACAACTACAAACAAACAGGTATAAAATAAACACCCTTAAAACGTAAATAAACAACTCAGAAACAAACTTAATTTTCAAAAGGTATTTTTGCATACATTGCTATTACTTTGCATATTTTTGCACTTAAAATGACTCATAACGCTTTGATATTAAAATCAACTATCCTATAATCTTAAAAACGTGTATAACCTTCTCTAATAGCTTATTTCTTAATTATTTTAATCATCTGATATTCATCAAATATCTTATCTAAAACCTATTAAATATATCGTATAATCAAACATTTCTAATCCGACAATACTATCCTATCAAATAAATTTGATTAGCTTAAACCATATATATGAAAACTTACTTCTTAAACTTCTTATATAACCTAATATTAATATCACTTAATAGTAAAGTATAACTATCAAATTAATTTTCTTAAATCACTTATTTAATACGTTATATGCAATATCTTAATATTCAATATTTTAATATCTCTTGATATATTAATATCTTTAATATCATATATATATACTAATATCTAAATATCTAATATCTCATATATAATTAAAGCTATTGAAGTAGCATTGAATATTGAAGTTATTAAAGGTATTGAATGTATAGGAAAAACTTAAATAGGCGATGTTACCATAGCTTATCTGAATTTAGGTAGGTGGGTAGGATATAGGGTAGGGGAATGGAAATAATAATAACATAATAACTAAATTAAGTAGATACATTAAAATCATATATACATACATCTACAAAATTGATAGATTTAATTTTTGTATGGAGGTCGTAGACACAATCACGGAAGATGGTGAATTGGTATTGAGTAGCCCATTTTTTAATTTGAGGAATTGATATGTAGGATTCGAGGATGATGGAAAAGCTTTTCGATTTGAGATTGGTAGTAGCGATTAATCCCGGGTAGCCTCCGCTCGAAGAAGTATTTTTAATTAGTATATTTAAAGAAGAAGGATTAATCTGAAAATATGTTTGATAATCGAGTATAGATTTTAAATCAACAAGCGCGTTTTTGTTTGTAAGTAATAATTCTTTAAATTCTCGAATAAGGGCTTTATATTTTTTCTATTATCACTATCTAGAATTTCAACATATTCAGATTCTTCAGCTAACTCACGGAGTTTTTTAGTATTCATTTTATATTTTTAACGATGGGTTCTTTGGAAATATTCATCATCTTGTTTTTCCATTTCTTCTAACTTTTTAGTTTTATTTTGTTTATTTGATTCATTATTTTTAAGATATCTATCTAATTGCGAATTGAGATGTTTTAATGAATGGTAATTAAATTCATATAAGTAATAACTACGAGAAGGGATTTTAAATTCAATACCAAAATATCCACAAGATGAACATTCAGATATTATGTAGAATTCGTTAATGGGAAAATGAATTTTTGATTGTGAGATATAGATGGACTCACAACATGGACATTTAAGTATTTCTTCTGTTTCGATTCTACGAAAAAAGTAATGGTATTTTTTTACGTTATTAATAGTTTCATAACGAGGAAATGAAAAATAATCACCCATTTCATTTTGTTGATTTATAACTATTTCTATTTTCTTTTTGACTTTAACTATTAATATTTTTTCTTCTTGTGCATATTTCAACCATTCGGATTTACATTCTTCAAATTTAGTCATGGTAATTTTCCTATATAAAATATCAATATATACCTAAAGCCATAAGAGGCAATATCACAAAACAAAATATAAAAACTCCGAGTTCTATAATAAATGCCCAATCTCCTAATTGTGCATCTAGATGATTTTCATAAGTATTTAAATCAAACGGCATTTTAAAATTCTCCTTATTTTTAATTTATTAATATTTTTTAAATATTCCATTGTATCAACTAAATCAAACATTGGTGAAAATTCACGAGTTATCCAATTAACTTTCTCTTTTTGTGTCATTCCATCTTTTCTTAACAGCCAATTTTGCTTCATACGAATCCCAATGGTGACATTTTTTATTTGCTTTTTTAGCTTCATTAGAATTCCATCTATGTGGTTTGGTATCTTCAGTCCAATTCAATTCTTCCTTGTGTTTTCTAAGCTGTCTTTCAATTTCAGATGTATCTGTTCCTAATGTATATTCACTCATACTATTTTCCTAATTTTAATTTTATTGTTATACTCACTCAACATATCATTGAGAAAGAAATATTAATAGATAATAAAAAACTGGATTTTAAAAAAATGGATATCGAAAATCAAATTAAATGTTTTGCGGGATATGTAGCATCTCGTGCACCAGTATCTTATGATAATGCAAGGATTTTATTTTCTATTTGTGATATGATGGAAATTGGAATAGAAAAAGTAGTTGAAGATTTAAAATCAATGAATGGAAATTGGTATGCATTACATAGAGAATATGTTTTTGAATCAAAATACGAGATTTGAAACGATTAGTTTTAAAACAATATAAAGAATTTGAATATTGGGAATGTGAAGAATGTTACAATGATGAAGAAGATTAATGCGTTAGATTATAAAGAGAATGAAATTATTCCATTAGAATGGGAAGAAGATGAAATCGAATTTTGGTTTGGAGATTATGAAATATACGATACTAAAGAAAAAAGAAATAATTTAAAACGAATTGAAAAGATAAATTCTTTGGGATTAGGAAGTAATAACAGAAACATCGAAAGTATATTAAGAAAGCATAAGGGGGAATTGAATTGGATTGAACCAAAAAAAGAAAAAAAGAAATATAAGAAATTTGATTTAATAAATGGATATGAAGAAGGAAAACAATGGCGCATCCGAATTGTAATACATTCTGATGAAAATATTGGTTATTCGATTGAAATTTAAGGGAATGCGAGATAATATATATGAAGGAGAAATGTTTCGCTTATCGCTTTTCATGGGATGCGAAATTAATCTCCTCATTTAAAAAAAGGTAGTGCGATGCAAAACGCGGGTGGAAGGTGGGCATTTTAAAATGAAAGAAGAACAAGATATGAATGATGGAAAATATAAAAACATAAGTGCTTTATTTTTTGATGCGTTTACCAAGAAAGAAGATTCGATAGTTCAATTCGGTGCGGAATTAAAAGAAATCGATTCCAATCGATTATTATTTGAATTAGATGAATTGGATAAACAAATATTTCAAAATTATTATAAAAATTTACCTGATGATGATAAACATAAGATATTTAAAATTAAATTGGAATATTAAGCAATTGGATTGATGGATAATATAATGAAACAAAGTGATTATGAAAAAATTCGAAAGGAACGAAGATTTAAAATTTTGTGGATTTCTAAAGAAGAAATATTAAATTGCGTTATACCTAACGATTCAAAATTAAATGAAATCAAACGAATTATATTGCCAGCCCATTATCATATTATTAATATTGAATATGACATCAGACGTGATGCATGGGCATTTTTAATTGGTAGTGAAGAATTCCCTGAAATCGCACTTGGTGCAGAAATTGATTGTTTTGATAATGATTTTAAATACACTTTAATTAAAATAATTAAAGATAAAGATTTTAAGGTGATAAAATAATGCCTCCATCGATGGCATGGCAAATTGAGCCACAAATGGGAGTCAAATTGTTTGTAGCAATTCCTCGGACTCCATCATTTAAATATCTTAATGATATTGCGAAACAGACGTGGGAAACTACTTGGCAACCGCCAAATACTATTTGGAAAAGAGAATATGCACATGGAGTAGCGAGTGCGAGAGAAAAATTAGCTGATGATTTTTTAGATACGGATTATACTCATTTGTTACATCTCGATTCCGATATAGTATTACGACCAAATACGATTCAGAGAATGTTAGAATTGGATAAAGATGTTGTAGTTGCTAGATATCACGAGACATCTAATCAGCGTCTTCCCGAAGCATTTAAACATAGTAGAGTTCCATTTAGAAGAGATGCTCCTATAGATTTTAAACAAAATGAGATTTTAAAATTCCCTAAAAAAGATGGTAGTGTGATTTTAAGTGGACTTGGTTTAGTTCTCGTACGAAGAGAGATATATGATAAATTAAAGAAACCTTTTTATTTGTTTAGTTCGGAATATCAAGAATTATCGGACTATTGGAAAGTTAGTGAGGATTTCTATTTCTTATTAAAACTTCAATGTGAAGCTAAGGTTGAAGTCACTTATGCTCCTTCAATCGATTCTGGTCATATTGGAGAATGTATTGTATGGAATCAACAAACCATAGATTTTATTTAGGATACCAAAAAACCGAATGAAAAAAATTAACTGGGAAAAATTAACTTTAAGTATTATATTTCCGACTTTTTTTGAAATCAATGATGATATATATAAATCTTATAATGCATTAGAATCGCGAACTTTTGCCATTGCAAAACTATTTGCAGATTTGGGAGTAAAGATAAATGTTATTGCGCCACGTGGTTCTCACGTATCCCATGAGAACATCACCGTTTTAAGTGGCGATTTTCGAGGTTGGGATGGACATAGTTTTCATCCATATGAAGGTGAGAAAAATCAAGTTATAACAAATCTTGATATTCTTAAAAAGTCCAATGCTGTATTAGAGGATTCGCATTTTGGTTATTTAAAATATTTACAATCTGTTACACCTGATGATTTTTCAAAAGTTGCATATTCGTTTGATCATCATCCTGACCAGTTGACTTCTTTACCCAATTATCCACAGAATATCATATGCATTTCAAAATGGCAAATGTCGGTATTGCGCGAGAAATTTAAAAATCTTGGACATAATTTCTATCAAGCATATTCAGGACTGATTCTTGAAAATTATCCTGATTATGATTTAAAAGATAAAGAAGAAAATTTGTATTTATTCTTAGCACGTTTTTCAACAGTTAAAGCTCCACACATTTGTATTGAAACTGCTCGTGAAAATCCAAATGATAATTTCATTCTACTTGGTGATTCCTTATTTAGTAATGAGCCTCATTATGCTCGTACATTAAAACAACTTGCTGATTCGTTAGATAATGTAAAAATAATTTTTAATGCTAGTTATGACGAAAAGATAGATTATTTGAAAAGAGCTACTGGAATATTACATCCGGGAATTTGGGATGGCCCGCTCGAGTGGGATATTTTAGAGGGGTTATATTTTGGTGCAAAAGCATTATGTTTTGATAGAGGGGCAACTCGTGAAATTTATAGAGATGGAACAGAAGGATTAATAGTTCCATTTTCAAATTCAGAACCGAACAATATCGAAGCATATAAACGAGGATTTAAAAAATTAAAAACTATGAATATTAATCCACAAATTTGTAAAGATAGAATTGTTTCTGAATTCGATTTCGAGAAAAAAAGTTTTCCTGTTTATCAGAATGTATTATTTGGTGATTCAAAGTGAAAATACGAGATGAGGATAGATATAACATAGAAGAATAATTAAAATGAGAGTTAAATGATTGAGTGCGAGATTTGTCATGAACAGTTTCATTTCATCACAGCAACACATTTAGGAAAACATGGTATTACGCTTAAAGAATATCGTGAAAGATTTCCTGATGCTCCCATAAGATCAGGTGAAAGAAAACCCATAAAAGTAACTAAATCACGATTCAAAAAGGATAAACCAAAATTTGCTTCGATTCCCTTATACGAGGATGGTAAAACTGGGGGTATTCCTTCAAATGTACCTACTAATGAACGATTCCGACAACATCGAGAAGAAAGGGGATGGACAATAATTCAGGCTTTGAATACTTTAATTGATCATGATATTGAACTTGAAAAAATGAAAGCGAAAGAAAAAGAAGCAGACGATATAAAAAAGATTACTGAAGATTTACCTGAAAATTTTACTGCATTTCATCGCGATGAACTCCAAAGAATATTAAAAATATTAGAAGAAAAAGCTAAACAAGAACAAGATGCTATGAAATTAGCTTCGATAGCCGATAAGATCACGAAAATCAATTTAGCGTTACCGCAATTGGATAAGTCATATGCGTCCGATATCGATAAGAAGATTAATGAGATGGTTGAAAAAAGAAAAGCGATATGCAAAAATTATATTTTTGAAGATTCCACTATGCCTTGGAGTGTAAAGAAAAAATGAAAAGAGAATTTTTGATTTGTTCTTTGTTTCTTGCTATATTTGTGATATTTGTAGAATCTTTAATTCATCTTTTTATAGGTGTAACATTTCATGATTTTTTATTAGTATTCATACTTTCATATGGAGTAATGTTTCTTACATTGAGTTTGATATATCTACTTAACAGTGATGAAAAAGAACGAGATAAACGAATAAATCCTTTCGAAGTTTATTTCAAGAAATGAAATATTTCATTAGAATTAATAGGGATTCAATTCGTAAAAATCCAAAATGGCCAAGAAGTCCAAGAGAACCATGTTGTTATATCGAAGGTAATGTTGAAATAGAAGAAAAAATTATTAATTTTCAAAACAATAAATATTGGTTAATCACACGACTCGGTGAAAGATTCGAATATGAAAAACATACTATTTCAGAAAGAGAAGCAATGGAATTATTAAAAGGTTGGAGTAATTTTGATTATCCGATTATTACAGAAAAACGTATAACACGAGATATTCAACCAATTTATAGCATGTTTTCGGAACCTAAATATTTATTTGATTATACACCTACAAAAGTGCAATGTTTTGATTGTGGTAACAAATTTTATCACACAGAATTGGAATCGGGTGAATTCGGTTGGGATGCATATTCTGATAAAGTTTGTCCGAAATGTGGAAATTTTGATTGTTGCCAGATAGAATTTGAAAGTATAGATTCTTTAATTAAAGAATGAAAGAAGAAGTTACAAAAGCACAGGAATATAATAGAGAAGTAAAAACAGAAACGGAGTCACGAATATATAGATGTTGCTGCTGTGGAAAGGAAATCAAATTTGGTAGAATTTTTTGTGATGCTTGTGATATTCCAATAAATAAACAAATTTATGAAATCTATTCTCAATTTCCAAAAAATAAAGATGGTAAATGGATTAGACCTCGTGGTGAAAAGTTATATCAAATCATTAAACATTATTTAGCTGCTCGATTAGGATTAAGTGATAACAAACGAATTATAATGAAAAGTTGTACAGGCGCAGGAAAGTCAGTGATGCTGGATATGTTGGCTTTTATTGAAATGACGCATTTTCCAAATAGCTTAACAGTTATAGGTTCAATATCAGAAGCAGTATCAAAAATGCATATCGAAAGATTAAGAGAATGGATTGGTGATTCAGTATTCAATAGATATATGGTTGGAACTCAAGAAGCAACTGCATCAAAAACCGAAATCAAATTAGCTAAATTAAATTCTAAAGTTATAGCAATGCCTCAGAGTCCAAAATCTAGAACAGGTTGGCATGCATCGTTATTGCTCGTGGATGAGATAGGTCGCATGGAAGCACAATCCTACTATGCTAGCTTTTCACAAATGGCTGCACAAGGTGGCACTGAGATTTTGGCCTCAACTCCATATCTTGATTCGATTGTAATGCAAAATATTTGGGCTTCTGAAGATATTATTAAAGTTCCACTCGAACCAGAGGAATGTTTTTGGATCCCAAAGAAAGTGTTTAGAGATAAGGAAGAGGAGTATAGAGTAGGTGGATATTCAGCATTGTATGAACAGTTGTATGGTGCAGAATTCAGAAGTTTAACAAATCGTGTGATTCCCGATGAGTTGTTATTACAATCGATAGCAAAAGGCGAACATTATCAAAGTAGTAAGAATATGGTTATGGGAATCGATTTTGGTAGAAGTATGGATTTCACTGCAGTTGTGATTGTAGATATTGAAACAGGTGATATTAAATTTGTAGATACATTTCAAGATGATTGGCCGATACAATTTGCAAAGATACGAAAATATGTTAAAGAATGGAATCCAATCAAAATAATTGCTGATTCTTCGCATATTGGTGATGTGATTCTTTCAGATTTACGAGATTTGAATATTGAAGGTATATCAATGCATAACGATATTCTAAAAAAATCTGTAATCGATAGATTAATATTAGCATTTTTTAATAATAAACTTAATATAGTGAACGATGAATTTCCTAAATTAATAAATGAAATAAGTAGTTATGTTTATTATGATAGTGAACATAAACAAATGGGGCCATCTGGACGAGGACATGATGATACAGTAGTGGCGTTGAGTTTGGCTCTAAGAGGATTAGATGTGACTTCGATAAGTGGTAACCCATTACCAGATAACTTATGGTCATTTACAAGAGTAGGTGAAAGAACATCAGGTGATGCGTGGAGAATAAGTAACGTATAAAAAATAAAGAAGAAAATGTCCATGTTAAAATACAGATGTCGAAGGAAGTACTTAAAAAAATCAAAACTCTGAAAGATAAGATGAATGCTTCATCGCAATCAGAAGTAATTAGAAATGCAATCACATTGCTTACCGCTGTAGAAGAAGCTCGGAATATTCGTGGTAAAATAATTATATCAAATAGAGGTAATATGTTTGAACATAAAATAGAAATTGATTTGCCTTGGAAATAAACTCTTATCTATGTTCCAAATAATTCATTCGATAATAAGAATCATTTATTGCAATACGGAATTATTATTTTTAATGGTTCTCTTATTTTTAATCCCTTGTAATCTGATATAAATAGAATTAACCAGAAATGAAATAAAAGAAGTAGAAATAAAATAAAGTAAAGTAAATTTGTAAATGATAGTAAAGTATGGAAAGTATATATATTGTGATTAAAGTTAAAATTGATATGTCTTGGATAGATATTATTAAATTACGATTAGCTGGGTTGTCAAATATTCTTAAATTGAAAGAAGAAATTAAATGAAGATTACATTAAAAGGATTTTCGGATGAAGAAGAAACTATTAGTTCTGATTATAGAGTTAATTCCGAGAAATTGAATTGGGCAGTAAAGGGATTCGAAGAATCCAAAAAAGATAGAGATGATAATTTATTAAAAGCATTATGGAATTTGTATCAAGTTGATGAAACTACTTGGGCAGTTGTTCAAGCAATATCAACATTCTCTCTCGGAGAAGAATTTAGAATTGAAGGAATACCAGAGGATTCGATAGAATATAAAAGTTTAACACGTGCATTCGATAGAACTTGGACTTCAATGTATGATATTGTTAGAGATACTTTAATATTTGGCAATTCATTTTCAAAAATCATTAAAAATCGTATAGGGGAATTTCATAATCTAACTCCATTATATCCACTGGATGTTACAAAGGAAGAGAAAAGCGATGGAACTTTTACATACGAATATCAGAAAAAAGTATATTCCGATGATGATATATTTGAAAATCAATTCTTTAATAGACCCGATTCAATATACGGATTTCCCTTGTTGGGTGCGAGTAAAAATGCTATCGATAGAAAACGAATTATCGAATCAAATATAGCTACAACGATTTCTCGTCATATGCCGAGATTTCATATAGTCGTAAAACCTGATTCGATGGGAAGATATCCTACGGAAAACGAACGTAAGAATATTGGTAAAGAGTTTAAAACATTAGTTTCTGAAAATGAATTCGTTTCAACTGATTTGGTAGACATTAATGTTCTAGATACAAAAAGTACAATTCCCGAATTAGAAAATTATATGACTTGGTCATTGAATTCGATTTTAATAGGTGCTGGAACACCAGCAGAAATAATCGGTGCAATCACAAAATCGGGTTCATTTGCAACGAGCAAAGCTCGTAGCAACGTATGGCTAACTTTTACTATTAAATATTATCAGAAAACTTTACAAAATGCTATCAATAATCAGATACTTAAAGATTCTGAAGCAAAAATAAGCATAGTTCCTCCGAGCGAACTTGCCATTCCATATTCAAAATAGAAAATGATTCCTAGAAAGATATTGAAAGAAGAAAAATTAGACGAATTATATAATCAACAAAAACTCTCCTTACGGGTTACAGGTAGGGAATTGAACGCAAGTGTTTCCTGTGTAAAATCGAATATGAAATATTATGATATAAGAATAAGAACACAAAGTGAAGGGGATATAGAAAAGAAAGAGCATTGGCGAAAACATTTGACGTGTGATGATATAATTGAAAGATATGTTTTTCAAGAATTGTCGCTTTCCGAAACATCTTCAGATTTAAATGTAAGCCCATCGACACTTCGGAAATATATGCATTTGTATAATATTCCTATACGTTCTCAAAAAGAAGGAAACGACATTAGGATTAAAAAATCAATGGAAAGAATATCTGAAAAGATTTCAATGAAACAAAAATATATTTCAAGCAATGATAATCTCGAAAATTATGATTACGCCAGATGTGGAACATCGTCAGAAGGAACTATAAGATGGATTTTAAAAAGCTATCAAAAAGAAAATATTTACAAATTCAGAAAAAACCATAAAAAAGAATATGATTATTATCAGAAAAGATGGTGGTCAGAACATAGAATAGAAATGAATAGCAAAAGATGTCTATATCACAAATCAAATAAAAAACATTTTCAAGAATATAGAAAGAAATGGCTGGCCACTCCCGAAGGGAGATTATACCATTCACGTAATAACCACAAACGAAGAGAGAAGGGGTTCATCCCTCTGAATGCTCCTCTAAATATTGATTTTGATTGGTATCGCATCCATAGGGATTTACCATTTGTAATAGCAGTCAATCGGGGTACCCATCAAAAATATAATGATTATAAAAATCATTGCGATTTAGTAAATGCTGATGTTAATTTAGAAATTCTTAAAGATGATAAATCTGCAATTAGTTCTAAGGAATTCATTGAAGCTAAAGTAGAAATTCACTATCCTGAACAATTCAAAGCATATTGGTTTGGTGAATATTAATGTTTAAGAAACGTTCAGTTGTTCAGATTCTATATTTAGATATCAAATCCAAAGATTTGTATACCAAACGACCTCTGTTAGGGGCAAATGATTTAATTTACACGGGTGGGGATAAAATATATATATCGTCAGATGTATTAAGAAAATTCAAACTTGAAAACGAAATACCTTTATTGTATGGGCATAAGAATAAAAGTTTAAAATTGGGATATGTAGATAACATTAAATTCGATAGTAGAAATAAGATTTTACTTGGCGACATCAATGTATTCGAACGATGGAATGAATTTGTTTTGAGGAAATTTGCAGAGGGCATAAATGGATTGAGTACAGAGTTCAAATCGTTTGAGAAAAATGAAAGATATTTTAACAAAGTTATGGACTTAACCCTTAACGCTGTGGCGATTGTTGACAAACCTGCGAGTAGAATTGCTCGTACATATTAATGGATGATACATATTGTTATGACGATGTTTATCAAAATTCATGGGCATATCAAATGAGTAAATTCGGATATAACCAATCAGGAGTTAAAAAAGGAAATGAAAGTTTATGCTGATGAAGTAGGACGGAATTATCGTTTAATAAATTTAGATACTAACGAAGTAATTAAATATGCATTGTACGCAGATGATGAAAAAGGCGAATGAGAAGAATATCAAAGAGATGAAGAAGAGGGTCACTTTATAATGGATAAAGATAACGTGAATCCTAAACTATTTTATAAAAAAGGAAATATAAAATTAGAAAAAATTGATTGAATATGTATTAGTAGCAGGAAGTATAATTGCATTTATAGGACATTATATATATGTCTTAGGGAGACTTTCCGCAAAAATGCAGAATTGCGAGAGAAATGTTGAATGGATTAGAGATTTCCTTTTAACAAAATGCACAGATTCAACACACTTTAAACAAGAAAGTGCGATTCAAGTTAATGAAGATTTAGAAAAAGCTATTCCTATGTCATGGAAAGACACTTTGAATATCATAGATGTTAATATCGAAAGATGTAAGAGTCCTATCGATTGTGTCGTTGCTTTATCTAAAAAGCATGGTCATATAAGATTAAAACACCAAGCTGAACGATTAGATATTCCACATAATGATTTTTTGTTAGCTTCTGGAATATATCTGTATAACAAAGTGCATAGAAAAGAATAATGAAAAGTAATGATATAATCGAAAAGCGTGTTGTAAAACGGGGAAGAAAATGGTGTGTTCTTCATGGTAGAGATAGTCCAAAAGCAGGAAAAAATATTAAATGCTACACTGGTAAGGATGCGGAAGCTAAAGCGAAAAGAATGCATCGTGCTATAATGTGGTCTAAATATAAAGATTTGGATGATATGGATTTATTAGAATATACAAGATTCGCTATGTTATATGAATCTGAAGATATAATCATTAAATGTTTCAAAGAAATAGCAGCTCGGAAACAAAATGAAAAATTGAATTGGTATTTAAAAACTAAAAAGTTACCCGAAATTGTTTACAATGTATGGAAACGAATTAGAGTAAAATTGGGTAATCGAGAAGTCGCATTAATTGTATTGAAACCAACAGATTATGAAAGATTAAAAGAACATTTAACATTTAATTATAAAATTAAAGAGTTACCTGAAAAGTTGAAAAGTATTATCTTAAAAATACATAATATGTCAGATGATAAATTGTTGGAATTGAAAAAACAATTAGATGAATAAAAAAGGATTATTGAAAATAGTTGATTACGAATTGAAAGCTCGATATTTGATAAGTAAAGAAACCGATAGAAATATCATTTTAAATCTCTATCATAAATTTGAAAATCAAAATTTGAGTTACGATGAAATTATTCGAAGAATGATAACAGAATTCAAAGGATTTAATGAAGATTATTGGAAACATAAAATTGAACGAATTCTGTTTAGTGAAGGGGTAATGGATAAAAAATCTGATAATGAAAAACTTCCTAAATTTCGTCTTCTTATGAAATTGATTAAAGAAGGTAGTTCTGAAATCGAACTAGATGAAATAGAAAAATCTACAAAATTGGGTAAGGATGAATATAAGGAATTATTGAAGACAAAAGATTATTCAAATCGTCCATTAGATAACAAGTATTATAAATTTCCAAAGAAAGGAGATTTTTGGGCACAGATGCATATTCGTGGCGTGACTTCAGAAGAATATGAAGATTATCAATCAAAAAAGATTCCATTGTGGAAAGCAATCCAAAAACATTCAATGCATGTGGATTTGAGATGTTCATTTACAGGAGTAAAAAGATTATTGCAATTTGTATTGGTAGAAAATAATATAGAATCATACTTAAAAGTTATGAAAGGTTCAGTCGATTCTAATACAAAGCAAGTTAGTAAGGGTTTGATAGTCATTAAGCCGGGTGCAATGGAACCAAGCGAACGATTGAAAGAAGAAGAGAAAAAAGAAATGCTGCTTGATGAATCTGGAGCTAAAACCGTAGCAAATTTGATAATAGAATCTAAATCATACTGGATCGCTCCCGGTCAAGTAGGAGCTACAAAAGATAAATGGGCATATATGGGTGCAATTTGTCTTGGAAAAGTTGAAAGTGGAACAATGAGAGAAGATTTTAAAGAGTTGTTTTTGCATTCTGAAGGGGAAAATACAGAATTATGGAATGGAAGATTCATATTTAAAGCATTTCATAAACCTCGTCCATTATGGTGGGTCTTCGAAGCTATAAAAACACCTACACCTTGTAATCCATATTGTATGGATATGGAAACAGAAATATTGACTAATCATGGGTGGAAATATTATGATGCTATCGAAAATCAAGATTTATTTGCAAGTCTTAATATTGAAACTAAAAATTTGGAATGGATAGAAAAGAAACATTTAATCCATTATCCGTATAACGGAGAAATGATGTGGTTTCATAATCGACAAACTAATATAATGGTGATTCCAGAACATAAGATGTTGATCGAGTATGGTAAATTAAATAAAAAATTAAAATTCATCAAAGCGAGTGATATAAAATCCGAATATAACAATTATATATTTAAAGGAATGGATTGGGATATTCCTTCGAAAACTATTAAAATAGCAAATAAAAGTTTTGATGAAAATCTTTTTTGTGAATTCATGGGGTGGTATCTTTCTGAGGGGTCAGTAAGCAAACATGTGAATTATAAGGGTTATGTTATTTCTATTGCCCAACAAAATGAAAAAAATAGAAATATTATAAGAGAATTACTTAAAAAATTAAATTTTCGATTTAATGAGGGAAGAATTTCGTTTGCAATGGATTATGAATTGGATTTTGCGGAATGGCTATTACAATTTGGTAAGTCTTATGAAAAGTATGTTCCCGAAGAAATCAAAAATGCTTCGAAAGAAGGCATATCTCTTTTTCTGAATGCTTATCTATTAGGCGATGGAACCGAAAGGAGAGGAGATACATATTCTAAAAATTTAGATATAACATTTACTAATTCACATGAACGCATTTTCTATACTTCTTCTAAGAGAATGGCAGACGATTTAGGTGAATTGATACTTAAAGCAGGTGGAGTTCCTTCATATTATACAAATAAGACAAAAGGTAAACTTGTGCAATTTTCGAATGGTCGATATATTATCAATCATGATATAATTCATATTCGATGGAATAAGCATATTCGTTCAGAACTTTGTAATCTTAGCATTGAAAAAATTGAATATAATGGAGATGTGTGGAGCGTCGATTTACACAAAAATCATACTATTTTGATAAGAAGATTTGGTAAAGTATCATGGACTGGAAATTGTGAAATTGATTCAGGTAATTTTACTTTATTACCTGCTGAAAGACTGAAACACTTTAAAAAAGAAGATTATAAACAATGGCAAGCTCGAAAGGAGGAGTGTTGATGATAGATATGTGTCCTAAGTGTGGAAGTAGAGATTTGCTAACTGATGGTTCGTGTAGTAATTGCGGATGGTCACCTTATTATTATACTACAACTATCAAACTTGATAAAGATGAATGGTAGAAATGAATGTTAAAAAACTAATCAACATTCAGATTATAATGCAGGGTGATGAAAAAGATATTAGAAACATAACTAAAGAGATTTGTGATATAACAAGACATGACGAAGTTAAGTCGTTGATATACAAGAAATGAAACAATTCTCTTATAAATAAAACATAGATAGATACAAAATAAATAGAAATAAAACAAAATAAAAGAAACTAAAATTCAAATCAATAGTAAAGTATGGTGGATAATAAAATGAGTGAAAAATATTGGATAAAAATTACAAACCAAGCGGATAAAGATAACGAAATTAAAAGAAGTAAAAAAACAATCGAAAAATTAAAGAAAGAAAAAGAGGCATCATCAAAGGGAATTGAAATCACTTGGAAAGACGAAAAAACGAGTTTTGAAAAAGCGGATTTTATAACATTTGATGATAGAAGAATAAACATAGAATATGAAAATGAAACTACAATAATACCTTTTAAAAATATCAAAAAGATGAAATTTCCAAGTTCCTTGCTATTAAAGAAAAAATCACAAGAATGGACTTGGAATCCAAATCTAGATTATTATGATGATACCACTACTGTTTCACCTCCAACTTGGCATTTAAATTTTAAAACGAAATGAAAAAAATAGATATGTTAAATGAATTTCTAAGTACATATCAAGAAGTTCATGCGGTTATTCTTGGATTATATTGTGGATTCACTGAATGGAAAGGTATCGATGCAGGAACTTTAAAAAATCCCGATGTAGTTGCTGAACCGCATTACGCAAAACTAGGATATGTTGTAGGAACTATTTTGCGATGGGTTATGATTTTATTTTTAATACAATACGGAATTAAAATAATATAATAATAGAAAAAGTAAAAGGAGAATTTAAAAATGAGTGATGAAATAAAAGAAAGAGAAGAGAGGGAGCATTTAGATAGAGCATTTGCATCAAATGATAAAGTACAATTCGATAATGTGATGACTCACGAAAAAGTAATGACAGGCTTTTCGGAACTTCATATGAAGCAAGCAATAGATTTTCAACAAAAAGCAAATGACGATTATTTAATTGCAACAAAGCAAATGCGTGATGAATATATAAAACATTCTGCAGATCGAGATGCACATACGCTTGAAAATATTAGATATACCCTTGATAGACTGAATAGCGTTTATCCAGAAGAAGCGAGTGGTTTAGCGGGACTTCTGAAAGTAATGTATGATTTTATTTCGGAGGAAGAAAATCATCCTGAGAAATAATTTTGAATAAAAATATTTAATATGAAGGGGTGGTTTTAAATGCCACCTTTATATTTATTTTTATTTTATTTTGATTATTTTATTTTTAAAAAAGAAAAATGGCAGATAAAACATTTGAATTTTCAACTGAAGATTTAAGCATAATAGGATTAGTAATAATAGCCTTAGTATCTTCAATTCATATAACTATTACTTCGTTGTATGTAGTGATACCAATTATTAGTGTTTTGATATTAGGATTATTAATTAAAAATATTAAAGAGCTGAAAAAATAAATAAAGAAATTATGAAACCATTTTTTGAAGATTCACGTGGAAAATTGTTTACATTAAATATTAATAAAAAAGAATATCTTCTTCTTGAAACAAATAAAGGATTTAAGCGTGGTGGTGATTACCATCAATCTATCCAACATGATGTAGTTCTAAAAGGCGAAATTATCTTTTATTATCGAATAGATAATGAAGAGAAAAAAGTCAAAATGCAAGAAGGAGATAGTATATCGTTTCCAGAAAATGTTCCTCATTATTTAGAATCTATAACAGATTCTTTAGTACTCGAATGGTTGGAAGGGAATTTCGAAAAACAATACGATAAAGTCTATAGGGCAATCGTTGAAGAATGACTAAAAATGCTCTTGTAACCGGTGGAAATGGCTTCATCGGTTCTCATCTCTGCGAGTATCTATTAGAAAAGGATTATCGAGTAATCAATTTTTCAAAACATAGTTACGCAAGTAATGAAAATAACCCAGATTTAATTAATATCGAAGGGGACATCTTAGATACTATACGATTTGTTGAAACATTAATTGATAATAATGTCGATTACATTTTTCATTTAGCTGCTAGCACTCATGTCGATAAAAGTTTTCAGTATCCCACTTCATTCTTGCGTACAAACTTATTTGGTACAGTAAGTATATTAGAAGCATTGAGATATATAAAGAATACTACTAGTCAAAATATTAGATTGTTATATTTATCGACTGATGAAGTTTTTGGTGAAATCAAAGAAGGATTTGCAAAAGAAAATGATGTGTTAGCACCGCGTAATCCCTATTCGGCTTCGAAAGCCGGAGCAGAACATTATATAGCAACATACTATCAATCCTTTGGTTTAAATACTCTGATTGCGCGTTCAATGAATAATTTTGGTGAACGACAAAATTTAGAAAAAATTGTAGGTAAAATAGTATTGAATTGTTTAAATGATAATGAATATAAACTATATAAAGGTTCTACTAATTCGGTAAGAGGTTGGATATATGTGAAAGATACCGCTTCTGCATTATTTAGAATTATGCTTGAAGGTAAAACTGGTGAAATATATCATATCCCTGCAAAAACGTATCTTAGTGTTGAAGAATTAAATGATAAAATAATAAAATTATTGAAAAAAGAACATCTTTTTAAAGGGTATAAAGGTCATAGATTAAAAGATGATGAACGTTATGCTCTTGATTGGCAAACAGCAAAATTGATTACGAATTTGGGATGGAAACCAGAAGTATCCTTTGAGGAAGGTATATTAAAGATGGTTGCATGGTTAAATTCTAAACAAATTTTTAAAAACGATACAAAATGAGAAAAGATATTTTATTTACAACTTGGCATTCGAGTGATAGATTATATCAAATGATGTCAAGTTTTATCGATAGAAACGTAATACCTGTTGATACTTCTCCAGCATTACAATATTTTTTCACTGTATTGAATTTTGATTGGGGAAATATAAAATGGTTGATTCATATAGATGAAGATGTATTCATATATGATTTAAAAAAGGTATATGAATTAATAAAACATATGGAAAAAAACGGTTATGATGTAGCGGGTATACCGGATGGCGGTGTTATTAAAATACGAGATGGGAATCCACTTTCAATTAATCCTTTCTTTTCTATTTACAATTATAAAAAAATTAGAAAGATAATAACAGATAATCCAAATTTTGATTTGAAATGCGATGACTTGATGAAATACTTACCTTCACATTTATTCAAAAAAGATATAGGTTATGATTCTAACAAGACAAGTGAAAGTTACTATTCTTTATATTTTAAGCTGCTTCGAAATGATTGTAAATTTCTATGGTTAGATGGCGAAACTTCAAAAGATGATAACATTTCAACCTATCTTTTAAATCATAAGAATGAGGCATTTTTAATTCATAGTTGGTTTGCGAGACGATATAATGAAACAAATAAAGGTGGAATGAAATATCCGCGTGATAATCCAATTGCTGCTACATCGATAGAATTTAATTCAGAAAGAATAAATAGTATTTTTAATACTCATATAACTCGTGAAGTAGGATTAAAAACATACCAAAAACAAAAATAATGTTTCAAATAATTCAGATTCAGACGACTTCGAAGTGTTCTGGAAATTGTCTGATTTGTCCTTATTCGAATTCGTGGCATAAAAATAATTCGGGATATATGTCAGATGAAGATTTCGAACATGTACTTTTGGAAATTCAGAAATTTGATCCTAATTTCAATGAACATTTTTCGCCATATCTAATGCAAGATCCGCTTTCGGATTCGAAAATAATAGAACGAATTGAAAAAATTTTTCAGGTTTTTCCTAAATGCTATATCGAACTATCAACAAATGCAATGCTCTTGACTCCGAAATTGAGTGAACAGATAGTGGAAACAATTACAAAATACGATAAAACCCATCGTTCGCAAATATGGATTTCACATCATGCAATCAATAAAAAAACTTACGAAGCTATGATGCGTAGAAACAATTACAATAAAACATTGAATAACATTTTAGAATACTTGATGGTTAACGAGGGAAGATTGCAAACACGAATTCGCGGTGCAGGTCAGTCTATTGATAACACAATGTTTGCCTTCTCACAGCAGGATTATAACGACTTTTGGACACAAATTATAACAGAAAATCGGATTAAAGGTTTAAATACAGCTATCGAATATTTTCCATTTCATAATCGTGCTGGAAATGTTCATTTTGGGAAATGGGATGGTAATGAATTCGAAAGAACTATCGACATGTATCATCCGTTTACTTGCAATCGATATATAAACGGATTGCATATCTTATATAATTCGGATGTTGTGTGTTGCTGCATGGATTACTTTCATAAAAATGTATGGGGAAATCTTAAAACTCAATCATTAAAACAAATATGGAAAGGGAAAAAACGTCAGAATTTCATTGATAAAGCAATAGGATTAAAAAAGTCAAAAAATAACTTCATTTGTAGACGTTGTTTTTCGCCAGGAGGATAGGATGCATCAGAATATGTATAAAGATAAACGTTGTTTTATAGTTGGGACTGGTAGAACAATCACCAAGGAAATTCTCGATAGCATTAAAAACGAAATAACTATTGGTGTGGGCGGAATAGGATACGCTAAAGAATTGTATGGATTCGAACCAAATTTTGTTCTTATATCGGATTTTTTAAACTTCTTTGACGATTATCTTGCACTCAAATCGGTTTCATCGGCATTAATTTCAACTGATTTTGTGATATGGCAAGCTGCAAATGTTTATAGAATAAGAAAAATAGATTCTAGAATTTCCGAATTACTCAAGCAATCCTATTATATAAAATGGAAAAATCCTCAAATTGCTCCTTTCGATATAAAATCTATAGACGATATTTCATTTGATTTGAAAGAAGGAACTATAGTAACGGGTACAGTAGTTCAGGATTTAGCTCTACCTTTTGCATATTGGTTAGGTTGTAATAAAATTTATTTGCTAGGTTGCGATTGTGATACGAAAGGGCATTTTTATGATATTGAAACAAAAAGTAGTTTTAGGAAAGAAATTTTTGGATACTATAAAATATATAAAGAAAAACTTGAATTGGATAATACAATTTTAATAAATTTAAGTCCATCTAAAATTATTGGTTTAAAGAATCAAAAATTAGAAACAATACTAAAAGAAAAATGAAAAAAAAAACATTCAAAAACAAATTCAAAACTAAACGTTGTTTTATAGTAGGTGCGGGGCCTTCTATTCGATTTAATGATATTTCAAAATTAGCAAATGAATATGTTTTTGCAGCAAGCTGGTTTGTATTGCATAAAGATTTTGAAAAATTAAAGAATATTTTCTTTTGTCTGGCATCACCACAGATTTGGAGTCAAAATAAACTTCCCCCCCTATTTCTTCATTCAATTAAAAGAAACAAGAATATATTTTTATTCCCTGAAAAATCTTTTCAATATGTTAATGCTATTAATCACTATTTTGATGAAGAGCGAATACATTACATATCTTATTTAGATGGAAAAAGAGATGGATTAGAAATTGAAACTGATATTTTAAAACCCATTCCATACGCAGCTACCGTAGTTCAAGATATTATGTTACCTTTATCTTTCTATATGGGATTTAAAGATATATATCTTCTCGGATGTGATACCGATTTAAATCAACAGAATTATCCTGGATGGAAAAATTCTCATTTTTATGATATGGATTTGATGCCTCTCGAAGTGAAACAACATATTTATAATTTCTCGGAAGGGTTTCAAGGAAATACTATACATGAGATATATTCTAAATTCAAATCGTATTTTGAGAAAAATAATAAAAAAATATATAATGCAACAACTGGAGGTAAATTAGAAGTATTTAAACGAGTTGACTTCGATTCGTTATTCAAATAAAATGACTAAAACAAAACTTTCTTTAATTTTAACTACTAAAAGAAATATAAATTCGTTAAAGCCACTTTTTAAAGTTACTGATAAAAATACTGAATTAATAATTGTCGATAGCGGGTATAACGAAGAAACAAGAGCGTGGTTAAATGAACAATCGGGATTTGAAAAAATAGTTTATTCTCCTGTAAAACCATTACCACATAAATATTATCGAGATTTCTCCCAAGGACTGAATACTGCATTACTTCTATCAGAAAATAAATGGATAGTAAGAGCAGATGATAAATTAGAATTCAAACCTGATTTTTTCGATGTGATACGAAATGATATCGAATCGTTTACTGATGCAGTAGGAAATGAAAATTTTGCTGTCATAGGACAAAAATTGTGGGGAGAATTAAATCATCAAAAATGGAATGATTATTATAATCCTCAAGAGCCATCTAGATATATCAAAGTTGATCATCTTCAATTCACATTTTCATTTGGAATTTACCCTATTAGCTTAGCACATAATCTGAATGGTTACGATGAAAGATATGATATTGGATGGGGATTCGATGATATTAATTTTTTACATCGGGTGTTAAGAGCGGGATATCCTGTCTTTTTTGATAGACATATGATGGCATATTCTCTTCCGCATAAACCAAAAGAAGCTTCGATACCGATTACTAGAATGATGTATGAATTTGAAAGACCAGAAATAGAATCTGGAAAAATTCGAGCATTCAATCCTATCAATTTGGAAACAACGCATTCTTTTTATCGTGATACTTATAAATTCGAAGTCACCGTAGCTCCTTTAGAAGGGGAATGCTCACCAGAATGGTACGATAAATTATTCATAGAAACTGATGGTTGGGAGGAAGAACAGGAATTGGATGCTCATATTAAAAAAATAATCAAAAATCGATACTCCGAGTATAATACTTTAAATCTTGTAGATTTGGGTTGTGGCGGAGGTAGAACTTTAAGCATTCTAAAGGATTTGGGATTAAAAATGAAGGGTGTTGATTTTTCAAAAGAAGCTTTAAAAATAGCGAAACAAAAAAATCCTAATATTGAATTTTTAAATCAAGATATGAGAAAGACTTCTTTCAAAAATCAATCATTTGATATTGTTTTGTCTTGCGGTAGTAACGAACATCATAGAAAAATAGATTTTTCAGAATCTCGTAGAATCATAAAAAATGATGGATTGTTTTTGTGCACTATACCTGCACATTTTATTCATCTTGGTTGGGCTAAAAAACGAGAGGAAGGCCAATGGGAATGGCTTATTACAAGAGATGAGTGGATAACTGAATTGGAAAAAGCGGGATTTACTACAGAAAAAGAAATGATTGATCGTTGGTTATTCGTATGTCATCCCATATAAACATTAATTTTATAATTCGAATCTAATTCTAACAAATCAAAGGAGGTTTCTAAAAAACTAATATGGCAATCTTTTTAGATTCAAGTAAATCCGAAGAAATTGAAAAATATCATAGAATGGGAATAATTCGTGGAGTAACTACGAATCCTTCTATTTTACTGAAAGATGCTTCTTCGATAAAGCATACTTCTCTTAAAATAGAAATTGTTGAAATTGCAGATTTGATATCACCATATCCGCTCTCTGTCGAAGTAACGAGTAATAAAAAAGATGAAATGATTTCTCAAGCTATAATGTTTGGTGGGTGGAGTAGTAATATTAATGTTAAGATACCTATACATGGGCCAAATGGCGAAACATTAAATCTCGAAGTAATTCATGAACTGGAATGTGAACATAATATAAAAATAAATGTAACTGCTATGATGAACGCGCAACAGTGTATTTTAGCTGCACTTGCAGGGGCAAGTTATGTTTCTATTTTTGGTGGTCGAATTAATAACATGGGTTATAACTGTTGCGAAGAGATTAAAAAAGCACGAACAATTATAGATAAAAAAGGATTCAAATCTAAAATCATAGTTGGTTCTTGCAGAGAAGTATTAAATATTGTTGAGTGGCTCGAAGCAGGAGCTGATATTGTAACAGTTTCGCCTGATTTACTTAGCGGGATGATAAAACATCCATATAGTAGTTTAACAGTTAATCAGTTTATTACAGACGCAGAAAGATTATCTGCTATGCGAAGAGATTATCAGAAGACATTCGAAAAAGAAGAAAAGGAGATTAAATAATGAAAGAGTCCACTAATGATATTCTTATTTCACAATACATTAAAAAATCTATAGCGGTGAAAGAAAAAATTCTTGAAACTGAAATAGAGCTTATTTATTCAATAGTACATGCAATTACTGAAGCGTTGAAGAAAGGAAATAAAGTGATATGGTTTGGCAATGGTGGGAGTGCCGCTGATGCCCAGCATCTTGCTTGTGAAATGGTTGGAAAATTCTATCAAGAACGAAAAGCATATGCATCAATTGCATTAACAACAAATACTTCTGAATTAACTGCGATTTCGAATGATTATGGCTTCGAATTTGTTTTTGAAAGACAAATGGAAGCATTAATCAAAGAAGGAGATGTAGTCATAGGAATTACAACAGGTGGAAATTCATCAAATGTAGTTAGAGGTTTTAGAAAAAGTAGAGATTTAGGAGCAATTACTATTGCTCTTGCTGGTAAATCGGGTGGAAAAGTCAAATCGGATGGAAATGTCGATTTTTTATTAATTGTTCCATCCGAAGAAACACCTCATATACAGGAAGCTCATATTATGATAGGACATATAATATGTTATCTTGTCGAATTAAGAATGGCTTCATACATATAAATGCAAAAAGGAGAATGATATCATGTCATGTTTTATAATTGCTGAAATCGGAATTAATGCAAATGGTTCATTAGATATTGCTAAGAAACTAATCGATGGAGCTGTTGTTGCTGGATGCGATGCAGTAAAATTTCAGAAACGTTCTATCGAATTAGTTTATTCACAAGAGGAATTAGCTAATCTACGTGATAGTCCGTGGGGAAAAACCTATCGAGATCAGAAGTACGGATTAGAATTCGATAAGGAAGATTACGATGAAATAGATAGATATTGCCAAGAAAAGAAAATTTTTTGGTTCGCATCTGCATGGGATTTGAAAAGTCAGAAATTCCTACAAAATTATGATTTAGTTTATAATAAAATTGCTTCTGCAATGCTAACACATCGAGAATTCTTGGAAATGGTAGCAAGAGAAGGGAGATATACATTCATTTCAACAGGTATGAGTACAATGGATGAAATAGAAAAGGCAGTTCAAATATTTAAAGATGCAAATTGTCCTTTTGAACTCATGCATTGCAATTCATCGTATCCAATGAATGTCAAAGATGCAAATCTAAAAATGATTTCTGTATTGCGTGAAAAATTTAAATGCGATGTTGGATATAGTGGTCATGAAGTAGGATTGATAGTTAGTGTTGCTGCAGTAGCATTAGGTGCGACATCAGTAGAAAGACATATCACATTAGATAGAGCAGGATATGGCCCTGATCAAGCTGCATCAGTTGAACTCGATGGTATGCATCGCCTTGTTAAATATATTAGAGGAGTAGAAGTTGCAATGGGTGATGGCATTAAAAAAATATATTCGAAAGAAATTGAAATGAAAAAGAAACTTCGAAAAGTTGAAACATTGTAATGCAACCAAAAATCACGCTCTTAATTCCAGCTCGAGGAGGAAGTAAGCGGATTCCAAAAAAGAATATAAAATTACTAAAGGGGAAACCACTTATTGCTCATCCTATCGAATCATCTTTAAAATCAAAAGTCGATGAAGTTTGGGTGAGTACTGATAGTAAGGAAATCAAGAACATATCTCAAAAATATGGTGCTAACGTTTTAGATAGACCCTCCGAATTAGCAACTGATTATTCAGCTACAGAAGAAGCAATCGAACATTTTTTAAACAATGTAGATTGTGATATATTGATGATTCTCGAAGCCACTCGTCCTCAAATATCAACGAATGATATAAACAATATGATTGATAGTTTTTTAAATTCTGATTGTGATAGTTATGTAGGATTAGAAATCCGAAAAGATTTTCTATGGAACATAAATCAGAGATATGCTAAACCATTGAATTACAATCCTCTTTCAAGAATCCGATCACAGGATTTTGAAGGAATCTATATCGAAAGTGGAATGTGGATAACAACTCGTACTGCATTTCAGAAGTCAAAATGTAGAATATCCGACAAAATTGGTTATTATATCATTCCCCATCCTTGTATTGATATAGACGATGAAAGGGATTTTAAAACATTAGAAGCATTAACAGATTAGATACCATTCAAAAAAGGAGAAATTGCTAATGGATACAAAATGGGCTTCTGGAAACGAATTAAGATATCTTGAAGAAGTTCTAAGAAATGAACCTAGTACTAAATCAAATCCCTTTACTCTTAGATTAGAAAAAGCATTTCAAAAGTTTTATGGTATCGGATATGCGATAGCTGTAAATTCTGGAACTTCTGGTTTACATACTGCTTTGATAGCAGCTGATATTAAGAATGGGGATGAAGTAATTACTTCTCCACTTACTGTGATAGTTGATGCTTCAATGCCGATTATGGTTAATGCGAAAGTAGTATTTGCAGATATTTCTTATGATACCCATAACATAAACCCCGAAAGCGTTAAAGAAAGAATAACAAAGAAAACAAAAGCCATTATTCCTATATCTCTTCATGGCTTACCCTATGACATAGAATCTATCAAGGAAATAGCAGAAGATAATAATTTGATGGTTATCGAAGATGATGCTCAAGCAATGGGGGCTATGTATAAAAATCGCCAAGTTGGAAAGGATGCAGATATAACCATATTTTCATTTGAAAGAACTAAACACATATCATCAGGTGAAGGTGGAATGATAATCACAGATGATAAAAAGTTAGCAATCAAGGCTAGAAAATTTGCTGGGTTGGGATATAGAAAACTAAAAAGTAATGGAAATGATATGTCTACTACTACACCAACTCTATTTCAACATCCGATGTATAAACGATATGATGCTTTAGGATTAAATTATAGACTTCCCGAATTTTGTTCTGCCGTTGCATTAGCTCAATTCGAAAGGGTAGATTCATTAGTCGAAAAACGAAAGGCAATAGCTAAATTGTATGATGAAATATTCGATGATAGCAATTTCATTCCCCAAAAAGTTCCTTCACATTATGTTTCTTCTTACTATACGTATGCGGTGAAATCTCCATTTGAAATAAAAGAATGGGAAAAATTCTATGATAATCATTTAAAGAAGAATGGCGATGATTTTTACGCAGGCATTAATCTGATTTATAGAGAACCAATTATGAATAGTCTTGGTTACTATAAAAAGTATGAAGGAAGCTGTCCTATTGCAGAGGAATTACAACCAAAACTAATGAAATTCAAAACAAATTATCGGAACTTAAAAGAAGCAAGAAAATATATTGCTATTCTAAAAGAAACCATACAAGATGAATAAAATAGGTATAATGCTAGGTAGATTATCACCTCATTTCGATGTCGAATCTCCAATTTTTCCATCATCTACGTGGAAAGAAGAATTTTTCAGAGCAAAAGAATTAGAATTAGATTCGATTGATTGGGTAATGATGGAAGATAGTATATATCAAAATCCTATACTTAGCAAAGAAGGCATAAAAGAAATACAGAATATAGTATCCGAAACTAAAATTCAAATTGATAGTCTTTGTGCTCAGTATTTCATTAATCATCCATTTTTAAGATGTTCTAGTAGCGAATTAAAAGAGCGTTTGTATATCTTAGATATGCTAATTGAAAATGCATATGATTTGAATATTCGATGTTTAGAGATACCGTTTTTAGATAATTCTGCTATTAGAAATAAGAAAGAATTAGAAAAGATAATAAATATTTTTAAATCAAAATTAGATTATGCTTATCAATATAAAATTAGTTTTGCTTTTGAAACTTCCTTATCACCAATTGAAACTAATCTCTTTCTATCGAAGCTAAATCATCCTGCAGCTAAAATCGTTTATGATACTGGAAATAGTGCTGCTATTGGATACAATCCAATAGACGAATTAGATTCGTATGGAAAAGATATAATAATGATACATATAAAAGATAGAGTTTTAAATGGCCAATCTATCTTCTTAGGTCAAGGTGATACAGATTTTTCTTTATGTTTTAAGTTATTTAAAGAAATAGGATATAGCGGTTCATATATTATCGAAAGCAAACAAAATCGTTATAACAAAAAAACAATAAAAAATGATATAGCATTAATAAGACATTTTTTAAGGATGCAATAAACATGAACAAAATAGGAATTATGCAAGGTAGATTATCTCTTCCAATCGATAACGAAATTCAAAAATTCCCTTGGAGTACATGGGAGGAAGAATTCTATAAAGCAAAGGAAGTGGGTTTAGACTTTATTGATTGGATAATCAAATCGGATAATTTTTATAATAATCCGTTAATAACATCAAAGGGATACACACGAATAAAGGATATAATTAAAAAAACAGGCATTGGTGTTGAAATTGTATGTGCAGATTGCTTTATGGAAAAACCTTTCGTTCGATGTTCTCGTGAAGAACTAGATACTCGATTAGATGTACTCGAAGAATTAATTCATCATTTATCGATTTTAGGTATTAAATATTTAGAAATTCCTTTGGAAGACAACTCTGCCATTCTAAATGAAAAAGAATTCGATGAAATAATAGAAATATTTCGACCTATAATGGGATATGTTCATCAAGAAAATATAACGTTGTCTTTCGAAACATCCTTATCACCATATTCAGTCAATAATTTCCTCATGCAAACACATCACAAAAATGCAAAAATCAATTATGATATGGGCAATAGTGCTTCACGAGGTTTTCGTCCTTCGGAAGAATTGGAAATCTATGGAAATAAAATAGCAACTGTTCATATCAAAGACAGATTATTGAATGATGGAACAGTTCCATTGGGAGAAGGTGATACGGATTTTATTAAATGTTTTCGTGGATTACAAAATGTGAATTATAAAGGCCCATTTGTTTTACAAACAGCACGAAAAGGGAATGAAGTGGAATTAGCTAAAAAGAATCTAAAATTCGTAAAGAACTATTTGAAATGAAGAAACTAAAAATCTTAATAATCGGATTAGGTGGCATAGGTCAACGACATCTTAGAAACATTCATAAGAAGTTTGGTAAAGAAGTAGATGTAATTGCGTATCGAGTAAGAAATTCAAAAGATACGATTACTACTGACTTAACAATTGATAAAACTACTAATTTTCTTAAAGATTATTCTATTAAAGTATATAGAAATTTAGATAAAGCTTTATCCGAATCTCCTGATGTTGCTTTCGTATGCAATCCAACTAGTTTACATATTCCTGTATCACAAAGAATAGCAGAAAAAGGATGTGATTTATTTATTGAAAAACCTCTTTCTAATACTATGAAAGGAGCAAAAGAATTGATTTCGACATGCAAAAGAAATAAGACAATAGGAATGGTTGGATTTCAATTGCGATTTCATCTTTGCTATCGAATGCTTCAAAAATTAATTGAAGCAGAAAGTATCGGGAACATTCTTTCAGTTTATTCGGAAGTAGGGGATTATTTACCCGGATTTCATAAATATGAGGATTATCGTCATTTATATGCATCTAAAGAAAAACTTGGTGGTGGAGTAGTTTTAGCTCAAATTCATGAGATTGATTATCTCTATAGTCTTTTTGGTATGCCACACAAGTTAATGGCATTTGGTGGTCATTTGAGTAATTTGGATATTGATGTCGAAGATATAGCGGATGTTTTAATGGATGTGAAATACAAAGGAACGAAGATACCTATTCAATTACACATGGATTATATTCAAAATCCTTCTTCTCGACATTGTAAAGTTATAGGAGAGAAGGGAAAAATAACTATGGACTTGGTAAATTCGAAAGTAATCGTAGAAAAAGTTGATGCTAATCGTTTTACATACGATTTCGGTTATCTTAAACGTAATTCTATATTTCTAGATGAAATTGACCATTTTTTCGATTGTGTCACAAATCGTATGAAACCTATGGTATCAATCGAAGAAGGAATTAAAAGTCTAAAAATTGCTTTAGCTATAAAAGAATCATTAGAAAAGGAAGAACTTGTAACATTATGAACAATATAAAAGATTTATTTGATATGACTGGAAGAACTAGTTTGATTACAGGTGGTGCAGGATTGTTAGGCATACAACACGCAAGAGCTCTTGCAGAAGCAGGATCCATTCCTATATTAGCGGATATCCATGGGGAAAAAGCTGAAAAAGCAGCTCAATCGATTAGTGAAGATTATGATATAGATTCGATTGGAATTGAAACGGATGTGACTAAAATATCGGATATCAAGAAATTATTAGAAATAGTAGTTGACACATATGGCACAGTTGATATTTTAATTAATAATGCAGCGCATAATCCCAAAATAGAGAAAAATGAAAACGAAGGAACTTGGGATAGATTTGAAGAACTTTCACTTGAAACTTGGGATAATGATTTGTCCGTTAATTTGACAGGTGCATTCTTATGTAGTCAAATCATAGGAACGGAAATGACAAAAAGAAAGAACGGTGTTATATTGAACATTGCATCTGATTTGGGTGTTATCGCACCAGATCAACGGGTTTATAGAAAAGAAAATATCCCTGAAGAAAAACAACAAGTTAAACCAGTTACTTATTCTGTTTCCAAATTCGGTTTAATTGGATTGACAAAATATCTTGCGGTTTATTGGGCTGATAAAGGGATTCGCGTTAATTCGTTATCACCTGCGGGAATTTATACTAATCAACCAGAAGAATTTGTTAAGAAATTAAGTAATTTGATTCCGATGAATCGAATGGCTATAGTAGATGAATACAAAGGTGCTATCGTATTTCTTTGTTCAGATGCTTCTTCGTATATGACAGGTGCAAATTTAATTATAGATGGTGGAAAGACTAGCTGGTAATCATGATATATGTTATTGATTTAGATAACACAATCACATTTACAGATAATGCTAATTACGAAGATGCTAAACCAAACTGGGATGTTATAGGCTATGTTAATGATTTGTATTTAGCTAATCATACAATCATAATATACACTGCACGTGGAACTACAAGTGGAATAAATTGGAGAAGAGTAACAGAAAAGCAATTGGCAGAATGGAAAGTTTTATATCACGAATTAAAAATTGGTAAATTATTTTATGATGTTTGGATAGACGATAAATCTATCAACGTTACTGATTTGAATCTTTAATTGCATTTCAATTTCTTGTGAACTTAATTTTTGAATTAATGTGCGACTTTGTGGAAGGTAATTTTACACATAAGATTTAGCAATCTCCAATAACCACAAACAAAATATAAGGAATATTAATAAGATTTTATAAGATATATTTCGTTAGGGTGGTATTACATGCATTTGACTTTAATGGCAAAAGGAAGTAAATAAAATGAGTTGGTACTCGGATTTATTAGAAAGAGTAAAATATTCTAAATCCCATGTTTATTGGGAGGAGCAAGAAGGTATTACATTTGGTACTTCTGTTCGACAAGAAGATGTTGCTGATAATGGTACATTAAATATGCTATTATTTAATCCTGGCGATAGCGGAAAGTCTCTGTGTTGGGTTGTCTTAGAAGCTGCTTCGGAGGGTAAAGCGTATCTCGATTTTTACGGTGATGTAGTAACTAATACGACAGGAACGGCTTTATTTCAAATCAATAAGCATGCAGGTTCAGCTACAACATCGGTAGCTAGAACAGAATATAACGGTTCATATATTTTTACTTCCGCTAATTTAATGCATGAAACTCTTATTCCGGGGGGAGTGGGGCCTCACTCCATTGGTGGAGGAACAGCGGATACCGAAGTGGCTATCGGGGATCCCGGACATAATGTGTTAGTGCAGTTGACAAATAAGGGGGGTGCAACGAAAGATATGTCGATAAGAATAGTTTGGATGGATTGTGAGATTGTATAAATGACTTGGTATTCAGAGATATTAGAAATCTTAAAACAAATCGAAGACAATTTTACTTAAATGGGAGAAAAATGACTTTTTATAATCAGGTAATTAATAGATTAACTGGAATTCGGGATAACACATCAGGTATATCTAGTTCTGCAAATCAATCTACTATTTTAGATGATGTTGCTATTCTTGATTCTACTGTAGATTCTATATTAGTCAATACGAGTGGAATATACGATGATACGGTATATCTTATGGAAGAAGCAGCACATGAAAGTTATATATGGCCACCATTAGGTTATCGTTGTCGGTTATATTCAACTGCTACTATAACAGATTTTGGGAATTGGACTCAAATAAATTCAACGGGTATAAATTGGTCATCTTTATCTTGGATAACACGAACTGATGTCGGAAATGGAACGTGTCATATGACGAGTGTTTTGATAGAGGATGTAGATAGTTCGGATGCAATATATTCATTAGAAATTGGATATGGAACAAATAAAACTAGCATCGCTAAACACAGATTCATTAATCCTTCTGCTGGGAAAGCAGTTAGTTGTCAACAAATAAGAACTCGAAGTTTGGGTATTAATGCTAATACTACTATTTATTATAGACTAGGGTGCGAAAATGCGAGTAAATCGTGTGATGTTGGTTTTAGGTTCCACTACCATAACTAATGAAAGAAAAGATTTTTGAATCAATTAAAAAATCTCAAATTCATATTACTACGAATATAGATTTATCGAATCATGATTATGCTAAGAATGGTTTCGCTAAAAACGGGGTACAACAATGGAGATTGAAATCTGCTTCAAGTATATATTATAAAAATTCTGAAAAACAAAAAGAACAATATCGAATTGGACATAAAGAAGAAAAAAGAATATATGATAAAAATTATCATGTACAACATGCAGATGAATATCGAGAGAAAACACGAAAATGGACGAGAGTCAATTCGGAAAGAAAGAAAGAAACGGATAAAGAATATTATTTAAAAAACAAAGAAACAATCGCAAAACAAAGAAAAGTGTATCGAAAGGCAAATTTTAAACAAATATCAGAAGAAAAAAAGAAATATTACAAAGCAAATAAAGAAACTATCAGCGTAAAACAAAAGATATATTCAAAAATCAAACGCGGAAAAGGGATTAAATCAAAAGTTGAAGCAAGAAGGAGACGAAATTTTGGCTTTCATTTAATTGGAACGTTTAGAGATTATAAAATATTATCTTCTATTGATTTTCATCACATCGATAATGAAAATGTAATAGAAATTCCAAGATGGTTACATAGAAAATATAATAATAGTAAAGCTAATACTCATCGAGAAAATATCAGATTAGCAATGCGGGATTTTTTAAATTTGGAATATTATAATATTATAGATTCTAAGATTTTTAATGAATATGCAAATAGATAAAATCAAAGAACTTTCGGAAAAAGGTGAAAACGAATACGATTTAAATTCAGATGAAGATTTACTTTCTGTTCCATCTGCTAATCATAAAACTGGTATGGAATTTAGATTAGAAGATGTTCTGGAATGTTTTAATAAACCTGCACATCTCAGAGATATGGTATTTTTGGTTGGTGGAACAGTTATCAGAGGAAAAGGCAATGATGTTGATATTGTAATTCGTGGTGATGATTTTAGTGAGGAGATAAAAGAAAGTTTGAATTTTAGATTATATCGTGCATTTGCTGATTACTTTAATATAGAATATGATTTGGTTTCAGAATATTTACATATATCATATAGTGGAGCAGGTGGTTCGTTTACTGATTTTGTAAGTATGTATAATTTTTCGATTGTTCCGACTAAAGATGATGAAAGAGCGATTCGTAAGATGAGTTTGGATGAAGAAAATGATGATGAGAAATTCGAAGTGTTGAGTAAAAGCAAAGATTTTATTATTGGAGGAATCGTAAGTGATACATCCGAAGATTTGGAACAAGAACGTATAACACCGAAAGCCTTGAAACAGATATGGGAGAGTATAAAGAAAACCCCCCAAGAATTCCGTGGATTGTTTGATAGTCACAATTCAACTTGTATAGGTTCTCTGATTATGGATTATAAAAAATATCGGTGTGCATTAATAGATAACTCAAAATTATATTTAATATTTAAGTTGAGAAATGATATGCCAATAGCACAAAAGATAATTAAAACAATTGTATCTGGTGAACTGAAAAGCTTCTCCATAAAGTTTGGAATAAAAGATCCAAAAAAGAATATTAAAACAATTTGTGATGAAGAAAATCAATGTGTAACTGAAATATTGGGTGGTACTTATTATCTCGAAACAAGTCTCACACCAAACCCTGCTAATAAAAATACAACATTAGAAATCTTATCAAAGGAGAAGAAATGATTATAGAGCAAGGAACATATAGATGGTTTGGATACTATCCGAAGGATTTAAAACCATGCTCTGAAAAGAAAATATTAGTATTTTGTAACGAATGTGGAAATATTAGAATAATCTCGAAACATGGTTATCATGATTTGTGTTCTTCGTGCGTAAAGAAAGAAAAATACCCATCAAAGAAAACTCGTTTACGAATGAGTAAAAGTAGAAAATTGCGAAAAATCCAGCCAATGGCTGGGAAGCATCATACCAAATATACAAAAGAAAAGATGAGTAAAATGCATAAAGGAGAACTACATCCGAATTGGAAAGGTGGAATTTCTGGGAAATCATATGAAGAATGTTTTAATATGACGATGATAGAGTGGAAAGAATATGCTATAAAGATTCGCAAACGCGATAAATATATCTGTCAATATTGTGGAAAGAAACGTTCGATTGAAGTTCATCATATAATGCCAAGACATATCAAAATAGATAACCATCCTGATAATCTAATTACCTTATGCAAATCTTGTCATATTAAAGTTGAACATCTAACATCAAAATTCATAGACCAAAATCGTAATCCAATTGAAATCTTCTATGAAAAATGGTCAAAGCAATAAATTCTCTATATTGAAATTTTATACAACTACAAGCAATTACAATCAAAATAAAGCAATTATAAATAAACATACCTAAATATAATAAAATGATTTTCAATCTAATACTATATATAAATGGAGGAATCACATAATGGAAAAAAACATCGAAGAAATGGAGACGAAAGATTTCTTAAACGAAGTACTCGATATAAAAAGTAGCGAAGTTAAACGTGAAATCACTAAAAAACTCGAAGAAATCGAAACGACTTCAAAAAAAATAAATATGCTAAAAAACATCGTTGCTGATAAAAATCTAACAATTGTACTTATTAATCAAAATATTGCAAGACTTCAGACTAAAGCAGATACATTAAAGAATGAAATAACAGAGGATGCTAAAGAAATAGAAAAACCTGAAATATAAATATAATAATCAATTAAACAAAATGGAAATCACAAAATGACAGATGAAGTGAATGAAGTAAAAATCGGACAAAAAGATATCAGTAGTTATGTATATGCAGTTCTACGTAATTCAGATGTGGTTCTATTAGCTAGAGGTTCTAATCTCAAAAAAGCAGTCGATATCGGTTTAATCGTACAAAGAGATTATGGCTACAATGTTAAAGCAGTATCAATCTACGATTCAAGTTATGTAGACGAAAATAAAAAAGAACGCCATGTAAGCAACGTAGAAATTTCACTTTCAAAATAAAAATGATTATTTTAATGATATTTTTAAGAATACTAATATGAAAAAAGGAGTAAGTAGTATGGTAGAAAAAGAGAAAATCGAAACAGAAGATGGCATTAAAGAAAAAGAAAAAATTGAAGCAGTAAAAGAAGATACAACTGAAGAAGGAGATAAAGAAATTAAGAAAGAAGCAGAAACAGAAACAAAAATAGAACCAATAATCGATTCGAAATCAGATCTCGTAACAACTGATGAGAAAGAGGAAGTTACAAAAAAAATCGAATTAGAAAATGATCCTTGGAGTGAAGAATCATGGAAAGAAACTTTCCCAGAATTGTTTGAGAAAGAAAAAGAAGAAGAGGCAACTGAAAAAGCTGAAGGATTAAACGAAGCAGGTGTGATTCGTATTGTTAGAGAACAACTCAAATTATGGCTGAAGGGCGTATCTGAGGGTAAATATCCACTGCCGAAGGAATTGGCTCCTAGTCAAGAACCATATCCTGAAAAGTCACAAATCAAAGGATTGAATGAGGAATTCGAAAAATCAAAAGCAATTCTCGATTCATATGCACAGAAATTTGATGATATTTCTAAAACATTTGAAGAACTTGGAAAGGAAATTCAGATAATTAAAGATACTCCAGTTGATTTGATAGAAAAATCAATTGATGGAGATAAAAATAAAGAGTATGTATCGCCTTATACACTTATGAAGGATGGTACAATCACTCAAAAGAAATAAGAATATATAAAAGCAAGGAGAATAAATAATGGTATTAACAGATATTGTAAAAAGAAATTATATGTCGACTTCACGAAAAGCTGGAGCGGCGATCACTGCAGGGGATTTAGTCTATTTGAGTGCTGATGAAACAGTAACCAAAACAGCAAATGCAAGTTGTAGTGGATTAGCATTTGAAGGAGTTGCAATGGATAGTGTTGCTGCGGATGCATATTTGTCTATAGCAGTAGAACCGAGTGAAGTATACGTAAATGCAACTCATAATATTACTGCAGGAGGCTATGTAGTTCCCGACGGAGCAAAGGTTCAAAATCGTGATACAACTTTGACATCCAATGCACCTTTCATAATTATAGGCAGAGCTTTAACTGCTGGTTCAACGACTACTGCTCCATTGATAAGATTAATGAATGTTCCTAACGAATCACATGCAATACCTTAGTTATATTTAAAATAAAAAAGGAGGAATAAAATGTCAGGAAATATTGGAAAATTATTTGAAATAATGGATAGTGAACCTGAAGATGTAAAAGCTACAGTACTCGATACATTAGATTTGACAAAGAAACAGCGTGAATTGATTGAAACTTCTGCTGTAAATGCTTCCACTTTGGTAAAAGAAGAAGTATACTCAAAGATAATGGAAGGAGCTGAGAAGGTACGATGTATGAGAGATGTGCTGAAAGGTACAACCTTCACAATGCCAACACCAAGTTATAGATTAATTCTTCATGAAAATGTAAATGGTACTTTACCTGAAGTAGCGCCTACAGCTGAATATCCAGTTGCTGCAAACGAAAGTTACAGAGCGGTAACATTTATAGCTAAGAAATACGGCGAACTGCCAGTTATTGAAGAGGAACTCATTTCGGATGCTATGTTCGATATCGTTGAAATGCGATTAAGAGATGTAGGTAAGAAAGCAGAGAACACGCTCAATCAGTTATGTATTGATGAAATAGTAGAAAACGCAGGAGCAGATGTAAGATATAATTCGAGTGAGCCTATTAAATGTATAAAAGATGCAATTCTTGAAATCAAGAAAGATGGGTTTTCACCAGATATTCTAATAATGGATGCAAGTACGGAATCGGATTTATACGCAGATCCCCATTTTAGATTTGATTATAGTGGAGAAACAGGTAATTTTAGAAATGCGGATGTAGGTAAAAAGCTACTAGGACTCAAACCATATCTATTAACACAACCTTCGCAAAATGCGACATTCGGCGGTGCAACTCGACATATTACCGCTATTGTTATAGATTCTGAAAAAGCTGGAGGTTTGGGGATTAGGCAGGATGTTGCTCTCGAAAAATTCAGCGATCCGAAAAACGATTTATTGAACCTTAAGGTTTCGATGAGATTGTCAGCGAAACATTTCTTCAAAGATGCAATATGCAATCTCCGCTATATAGCTTAGATAAAACACTTTCCTCGATTCTTTTTCATTTTTTTAATATTTTAATATGAATCAGAATCGAGTGCATTTCTTTTTGTTATGACAGACATAGTAATCAATCCGACTTATTCAGAACTTACATTACAATTTGCTAAAATACGAAACAAAGGACTAGAAAATAAATCTGATATATCTGCTTATAATTATAGCAGCGTTGGGTTAGAATGGCCTGATGGCCTTGCGAACGATGAAAATGATTTAAAACCAATTTCGCGATTGGGTAAACGACTTGATATTCATAATTATTTCAAAAATGACTAATCGAATGAAAAAAAACTAAATGTATTTCTTTATTGAGCGGAAACGAAGAAAAAGATTATTGGAATATTCGCCTCATCATAGATAGGAGTGGGAATATAAAATATAATGGACATATTAGAATTGAAGTTGCAGAAGAGAGAAAAATCCTTCATAATAAAAATTATAATGAGCATATAGAAGATAGAAGAGAATGGCATAAAGAATATTATAGACAAAATCGAGATATGTTTGTTAGAAACAGCAAAAAATATAACTTCCATCATAAAGAAAACATTAGTTTAAAGGGAAAAACATATAGAACTGATCATCGTGACGAATTAATTGAAAAAAGTCGAAATTATAACAGAATTCATAAAAAAGAACAAGCAGTAAAAAAGAAAGAATATGCAGAAAAAAACAATTTTCATTTGAAAGAAATTCAGAAAAAATATTATATTGTGCATAAAATAGAATTACTAGAATACAAAAAATCGTATCAACAATCTGAAAAAGGAAAAGTAGTAAGAAAACGAACTTATAATCGACGAAAACGCAATTTGGGTTTTATTCCATTAAATGAACCAATCGAAGGAATCGAATGCGATGCGCATCACATCAATAATGATGATGTGATTTATACCCCACGTATAATTCATAAGAATGTTCCACACAATCTTAAAACAGATAAAAACATAAAACTTATAAATTCAATAGCATATAGTTTCTTATGATTAAATTCGGTATATGTATAAAAAAACAAGGGAAAACTCTTTCAAAATTGTCTCATGATATAAAAATTGAAATGAAAAAAAATCGAAACGATGCATTAGAAACAATAAGGAGACAGTTAATGCATGAAAGTCCTCGTAAGTCCAAAGGAAATCGTTGGTCGGAAAATAAGATATACAACTATCTCTCAAAATCAACTAATTGTATAAGAAGAAGGGGGAGATATGATGGTTATGTCATTTTAGATTCACGCAGATTACCTCATCTAAAATATGTTGTACATCGATGTCCTAAATCAGGAAACTGGATATATCCCGATTTCGAAAAGGGGCATAAAGCACTAAAGATTTGCTATCCAAAACAACCAAAAGGTATAAAATGCGGGTTTCTCGTTGGGCGAGTTAAATATCATAAAGCAAATACGTTTATTGAAAGGGCTTATATCAGAAGTGCAAAACCAATACACTATAAAACTAAGAAACATATTCAAAAGGCGTTATATAAAAAATAAAAATGAAGAAAGAAGAGTTTATTAAACGATATGGCAAAGAGGCATACAAGAGAAAATTAAAGTTAGGCAGGAAATATACGAAAGAGTATTACAAAGAACATCAAGAAAAGTGTAAAAGTTATGCAAAAAACTATAATGAAACTCATAGGGAACAGATTTCTCTTTATCTAAAAAATCACGCAGAAAAGATAAAAGAGAATAAAAGAAGATTCAATATTAAACATCCAGAAAAATGTAAAGAATATTGTAAAAAATATTATCAGAATCATCGAAAGGAACGAAGGGAATATAATAAAAAATGGTATCAAGAACATAAGGGATACAATATAAAACAAGTTCAAATCTGGAGAAAACAACATCCAGATTTAATCAAAAAATATGATGCTAAAAAAACTGCAAAACGAAGAGAAAAAGGATTTATTCCTATCACAAAGGATATCTCCGAAGAGTTTGAATGGCATCATGTTGCTAAGGATTTACCTTTTGTGATCGTGGTTCCAAAAGAAATTCATCGTTCAAATCTAAATCATATAGAACACTATTCCGACATAAATGGCAAGTGGCTTATATGGATATCTAAACATCCTGAAGAAATATCGAAAATATGATTAGACAGATATCTCCACTACGCCACAGAATTTTCATTGAAAAAATCCACGCCGATGGGACTCATGAATTAATCGGCGACAGCGGATTCAAATCCGAATATGATAAAGATAAAATTTTATTACTTCTCGAATTAATGAATTTGGATTTACAAAGAAAAAAGCAAATATATAATATTATTAAATAAGGAGAAAAATAAAAGAAAAAATAAAATGGCAATTATAGATAGTAAAATTACGAACATCGGAAAAAAACTCACAACTCAATTACTAGTCGGTTCTCAAACTGTAGGATTTATGGGTATCGGTGTAGGCAATCAATCCACAGCTTCAAGTGAAAATGATACTGGTTTATGCGGTAGCGAAACAAAGTTCAAATCAGGTAATAATTCATACTTTACAAATGCAAACAGTAGCTGGATCGCTCAATGGAATTCTTCATGGGTTTACAATGATTTGGCAACTGATAAATATGACGAAATCGTTGTGACTACAAATGGTACTACAGGAAATAATACATTGCTTCTAAGAGCTACGTACGATACCGTCACGTTGGGCTCGGGAGACAGTTTGGCCATCACTGCGCAGATTTCGGTTGATGAAGGGGCCTAATTAATTCGATGATTCTCGAAAAAGATATATTCGAAATATTTGGATATTATCCAAATAAAATGAATCCAAAATCGCATAAAAAAAAACATAGTTAAGTGTGATGAAAGTGAATGTAAATTCATCCCATTATGTAAATCTTGTCACACTAAGACAAATTCAAATAAACAATATTGGGAAGAACATCTACAATCTAAATTAATAGAATTCAATAATAAATAACATGATAGCAGATAAGTGGTTTTTGCATTACGGATTAAGTAACAAAATAACATTTGAAAACGAGGAATATTGGATTCTAAAAGGATTATATCCAGAAATTCACAAACTTGCATATTGGGAATATTCGAATTTACCGAATAAGGTAATAGAAATAAAGAACAAATCGAATGCAATAGTATCTGCTCAGAATAGAATTGTAAGTTTAGAATTAAATATATCAACTAATCAATTCCAATTAAATCAATTTATTGATACATGGAAAGATATAAAAGATGAAACAGGAAAGATATATTCGTTTGCACGTTATCAAATTAGAAGGGATGGTGAAAATATATCTTCTTTAATTTTTAGTGATTATCAATCATTAGAAAATATAAATGTTTCGAATATACAAATTGAATTAGAAAATCTACAAATAGAAAAGGAATTAATTATAAATAACATATCAAGTTTAAGGTTTGAATATGGCATTGAATAAATCGGCATGGAAAATAGTAGATTTAGCATCGATAAATGCAAGTACAGAATCTGCACTTACTTCGAGTTTGGTTGTAGATTTAACTACGACTGTTCAATTTGCTACATCAATTAGATGTAATTATTCAACAAATGCATCCCAACCTGCACGATTGAGATTATATGCTGCAAATTATAATTGGAGTAGTATAGATACCAATCCGTATGCTTATTTTGATAATGAAATAGCAATTAATACTTCTAAAAAGATAACAGTTCCTGTGTGTCCTGATGCAAAATATATAAGAGCAACGATTGAGAATCGTGACAGCAAAAATATATCTACTGTAGAAGTGTATGCTCTGCAAGGAATTTTATAGAATGATTAAAGTTCCCAAAAAACGAAAAAAATATCAACATAAATATTATTTAGAACACAAAGAACATTTACTAAACGAAATGAAAATATATTATCAATACCACAGATTGGATATTCTGAAGTATGATAATGAATATAGTCAATTAAAAAAAGAAAAAATTAAAAAATATCAACAAGAACATTATATAAAACATCAAAAAAATATTCTCAGTTATGTTAAAGAATATAATTATCTCCATGGGGAGAAAATCAGTAAGCGACAAAAGAAATACAATGAAGTGCATAAAGAAGAGAAGCTCGAATATGATAGAAACTATTATTCAGAGCATAAAGAAGAAAGAATTAAAAATTCTAAAGAATACAGATTAATTCATATAAAAGAAATTAAAAAAAGAGAAAAGAAATATTATCAATTACATACTCAAGAAATATTAATTAAGAAAAAAGAATACTATCAGCAAAACAAAGAGAGAATAAAATGTTATCAGAGAGAACACAATAGAACAGAAACTAGGCGGAAGAACGATAGAAATCGCTATGCAAACAGAAAAAATTTGAGTTTTATTCCATTAAATGAACCAATCGAAGGAATCGAATGCGATGCGCATCACATCAATAATAATTATATATTTTATATTCCCAAAAACATTTACCAAAAAATATATCACAACGTAAAAACTAATAAAAATATGAAGATAATAAATTCGATTGCTTATAGTTTTCTATAAACATGGCTATCATATATAATCCTACAAGTATTCCTTTACGAATTCCGTTCGCTCATTATAGAGGATTTAATCACATCAAGCCAATCAGAATTATAGGTGCAAATACAAAACTAACTGATTATCAAGTCAAAATTGATTTGAATTCAACTAATTTTCCATTCGAAAAATGTAGAGCAGATGGATACGATGTGCGATTTATTGATGCAGACGGTCAACCTCTCGATTATTGGTTGGAATCTTGGTCTAAATCAAGTAAAACTGCAACATTATGGACTAAACTCCCAGAAATTTCTGCTTCAACTGATAAAACAATTTGGTTAATATACGATAATCCCTTTGCGAGTTCTGGTAGCAATGGTGATAATACGTTTCTACTTTTTGATCATTTTCTTGGAAGCAGTTTAGATCTAGATAAATGGTTAGTCCCAACTGGAAAAAATCCTCCCGATATTTCTGGT